CCTGTAATTTTTTATGGATAAAAAACCGATTTATTTTATAGTATTCTTTTCCAGATTCAGAAATTTGTAAAAAAAACGGTTTTTCTTCCAAATCGGATTTCATTTCAAGAATTTTATTGATAATTTCATAGGGTAGATTTTGTTTCATTTAGCAATATTTGATAAAATATCTTTATGTATTTTTTTTAATCGTAATCGAATCGCTTCTTCGCTAAGTCCAAACAGTTCTCCTATTTTTTTATTCGACCATTTATCATTCTGGAAATACTTTAGGTCCATTATTTTTTTGGAAATTGGATCTAAAAAATGAATATATTCTTTGATTTCTATGATTTTATGTGAATGTATGGATTCCGATTCTTTGTTATATTTATCAAATATCCATTCATCGGGTCCTACAAATTGAGTATTTAGAGAATTTTCATATATTTTATAATTCTCGGTTCTCCACTTTTTACTTTTACGATAAGATTTAGGAATAGAATTGATTGGTTGAAGATCAGTAATTCCATTATACAAACTGCTTCTTATATATAATTCTAAATGATTGAAAAAAGGATAAGATGCATTATATGTGTTGACTGCCTTTTCTAGACCGATAACTGCATACATTGAAAGTTCGCGTGGATTAAGTTTTTTATGATAACGATATTTCCTACTAAATTCATATGCCTTATTTATAGACCAATTATAATAATGGTGATAAATAATTTGTTTTGTTTTATCTTTCATTTCGTTGGTTGAATCTGGATGATTCAACACATTTTGTATATTTGACCATTGTGATGAAGTTAAAAATTGAGTATATTCGAAAACCATTGTTATTTGTAGAAAAAATAATAATAACATTTTTTGCATTGTTATTATTATTGTTGTCAAATTTCTATGCTTTTTTACATTTATTTATTTTATTTATTACTTCAAAAAACAAATTTTCCCCAAGACATACCTCTCCCTGTTTTATAATCTTTTCTATACATTTCAATTATTTTATTTTGATAAACATATTCATTCCATATTTGAGTAGGTCCTATATTCCAACCTTGTTTCCATTCCCAACCATCTTTCCAACCAGTAGTATACATTGTATCATCCATAATTATAATCGTATCTGCGTGAGACAAATAAAAACTATTTTCCAAATCAGATTTTACTGTATCATAATCATGACCGCCATCAATGAATATAACATCAAATTTTGTATTTTTATTTTCATCAACAAATTTGGGTAAAGTTATTTTACTATCACCTAATATAATTTTATGACGATTTGGATAAGTTTTATCAATGTATTCTTTTCCAATTTTTGAACAATCGTATTGTCCTAAATCAAAAGATGTTAAACAAAGCGAATTATTATTTCCTAAAAATATATCTGCAGAATGCCCTGCATTAAAACCAATTTCCATTACATTTATATTTGGTCTTTTTGTAATTTCAATTAAAGTATTTATTTGTTCAGGAATCTGTTGACTATATCCTTCAATTATATTTACATTTCTTTTTTCTAAATATTCACTAATAGACATTTATGTAATTAGCATAATTTTTATTTAGATTATAAACGTATTTTCTAAATAAAAACTGAAAAAATGGATAAAAAAATAGATAAAAATGATTTATTAATTTACAAAAACAATTACAAAACAATTTATAAAAATATCAAAATCTAATTATTTATGGAGCTTTCTTCTTGACAACTTTCTTTTTAACAATTACTGGCTCTGCTTCTTGAACAGCAACCTCAACTGGTGCTTCCACTTCAACTGGCTTCTTTATAATCTTCTTTACTGGCTTTGGTGGTAGTTCTTCTTCGACAACTGGTGCTGCTACCACTGGTGCAGGTAGTTCTTCATCATCACTATCTTCGACTTGAGTTTGAATAGGCGCTGGCTTATTTACGGTTGCTTTGCTTACAGTTGGTTCTACTACATCTTCCTCCTGAGCATCTTCCACGATTTCCTGTGTTTCAATCGTTTCTTGATCTTCTACAGACAATTGAATATGGCACTTTCCATAAACACTTACAACTTCACGTGGTTTGACAACACATTGAATCAATTTCCAAGTCAATCCCCACCCCTTTCCACCAATCCAAATTCCACCACATTGTAAAACACAAGCTACATTGCTCATCTTTGGAACAAAATCAATTGGTGTCAAATTCTCGATTTCACAAGGGAACAACAAATTAGATTTTGTATCATAGATTTCAACACCCCACTTGCCATTATAATTCGGAACCTTTGCACGAATAGAAGGTGGCTTTGTTGGATCGATCTTTTTCGTATCTTTATTTTTAGTATATTTGATGAATGGAAAGAATGTGTGTTTTGCTACCTCTCGGCTCATCTCCTCACCCCACCACAATTCACTATTCACAACTGCATCATCCAACAATTGATTTTCAAAATCCTTGAGTTTCGTCAAGAATTCGTCAGTTGCCTTTGACTTATATTCTTCATTTGGAAAATTCAAAGACATACTATACTTACCATCCGAATCGCCCTTTTCATCTACAAAATCAGCAATTCCCCAAGTCATCATAAGTGGGGTTGAAATATGTAGAGAACGATTCGTCTGTTTGCTTATAATACTGATTGATTTCCCTCCTCGATCATTGATCTTGGGTGCCATATATTTAATAGCAGAAGGATTCCATTCAGGGATAGTAACAACAACGGGTTTTGCGAAAGATGACATTTTAATAATATATATGAATCAAACAAGCTTGATACAATATTATATGGGTTATCTTTAAATCAATTTTATGATTTGTAATTTACGAGCAGTTAAAGAATTTGTAATCTGCTCTTTTTTATATGGCATAAATGTATATAAAAATAAAATTATTTTCTTTATAAAAATGATATTGTCATCAATAGCAGAAAATAGTATCATAAAAAAAAATGAACCGGATTGCAATCTAAAAATCAAGCCAAACACAAAAGCAAAAACTATAGAAAATACAAGATTGTCTTATTCAGAATATTCAAAAAACAAGAATATTCTTGAAAAATATAAAATTCCCGAATTGAAATCTATTTCCAGACAACATAAATTACACGTATCTGGAACAAAAACTATTTTAATCAAACGTATTGAGAATTTCTTTATTCAAACAAATTATGCTATTAAAATCCAGAAGATATTTAGAAGATTTCTTGTAAATCAATTTATCAAATTGAAAGGACCTGCTTCAAAACAACGATCATTATGTGTAAATGAAACGGACTTTTATTCTTTAGAACCTTTGAATGAAATTTCAGTCGATTCTTTTTATAGTTATCGCGATTCAAAAGAATTTGTCTATGGATTCAATATTTTTTCCATTATTCAATATTTTCTTAAAAAAGGGTCTTTCATAAATCCATATAATCGTGAAAAGATGAACAATCAAATTATATATACTATTTTTTCACTTTACTATAAAACCCTCATTCTATTTGATGATTTATATGATGAATCATTGTTTAGTTATAATGAAAAAACATATATTCGAAACTATTTCAGGAATATTCAATTTCGTAAGAGATTAGATGAAAAAATGAAAAATCCACCAAGACAATCTTTAGAAAATACTATTGTTTTAGAAAATAATGGAGAACCTAATATAAATGAAATAATAAATACTACACCAATACAAAATGTAGTTGATACTAACAATACAATCAATAATAATCGAATTCAATTATTAGATAAAATGCGAGATATTCGAATGAAACCAATCAATACTAGAATTCAAGAATTATTTATTGAAATTGATCTATTAGGAAATTATAGTCAAAGTCAGTGGTTCTCCTCTTTATCTAAAGGAGGTTATATTCATTTTTTTCGATATTTATATCAATATTGGACATATCGTGGGAGAATATCCTTTTCTGTAAAACAAAAAATTTGTATATTAGGAGAACCCTTTCATAATATGAATATGAATTTCACAGAAAATGAAATTTCAATCGATGATTGCAGGGGGATGTGTGTATATGTAATGGAAAATATGGTTTTTTGTGGAGAATCCGACGAATACAGAAAATTAGGTGCATTTTATATTTTAGCGGCTTTAACTGTTGTATCTTTACCTGCAAGAATGTCAATGATGTGGTTATATGAATCACTACCATTGTAATATTTTTGTTATTTTTTTAGAAATTTTGGTTTTTATTTAGGAAAAACTTTTTAGATTTCATTACTTCGATTGTCCAGCTAGGATAAAATTGAAATAAATATATATTTTGCGTTAAACTACTTAAAAAAGAAACATATTATACTGTATACTAGAAATGGTAAGAACTACAAAGTCTGATAAGCAATCTGCTCCCGCTCAATCCGCTCCCGCTCCTACTCCTGTTGTTGAGAAATCAGCTTCTTCTGTCGCACCAGAAGCTGCTGCCAAGAAACCCAAAAAGGTTAAGGCTGTTGCCGAAACCGCCCCTGCTGTTGCTCCAGTAATGGTTGCCGCACCAGTTGTATCTGATGCTCCTCTTTCCAACGAGGTGGTTGATGTTGCTGCTGCACCAGTTGATAGCAGTTCTGCTATCGTTAAAATCAACGAATTCAGTGCCAAACTTCAACAACTTACTAACTTGTTCTCAATTGTCAAGAATGATTTCAAGACTCTTGAGAAAGTTATCCTTCGCGATTTGAAGAATGCCCAAAAATCTTCTCAACGCAAGAAGAAAAGCACTGGCAACCGCCAACCATCTGGATTTGTCAAGCCCACTCTTATTACCGAGGAACTTGCCAATTTCCTTGGAAAGAAAGTTGGAACCGAAATGGCCCGCACTGAAGTTAGTAAAGAGATCAACCAATATATCCGCACCCATAACCTTCAAGATAAAGCAAATGGTCGCAAGATCAATGCTGATACCAAACTTTCTACCCTTCTTAAATTGAATGCAGGTGATGAACTTACCTACTTCAATCTTCAGAGATATATGAAACACCACTTCATCAAAGCGGATGTTGCTGCCGCTGCTGTTGTTGCCACTGCTTAATTACCACGCTTTTATAAAATTATAAAAACTATAACTACTGTTGTTGTAACTACTGTAACTACCGTAAAAACAATAAAAACGATAAAAAATAATATTCATAAGGAATTACATTGTTAACTATATTACCAAAAAAACAAACAAATATTGAAAGCAATTTGGCGCAGAGGAAGCGCATCGGGCCCATAACCCGAGGGTCCAAAGATCGAAACTTTGAATTGCTAATCAATTTCTTCACACATATAGTTTAGTGGTAAAATATATGCCTACCAAGCATAAGTTCTGGGTTCGATTCCCCGTATGTGTAAATAAAAATCATATATGCAAAAATCAATATAAAAATAATAATCGTATTATTTTTATATAATGACAGATAATATCAAAGTTGTTATGGGCGAAATCGACAATCAAGAAAAAACAAAAGAACAATTATTTGAAGAAAAAGTAAATAATTTTGTTCTTGAAAAAAATCCAAAAGTGGTTATTTTGACGCCGTGTTATGGTGGCTTATGTCATATAAATTATGTCCACGCATTAATAACAACAATCAATTTATTCCAATATTTCAAAATTCCTCTTCAAGTCGAATTTTGTAAGAATGATAGTTTGATTCCCCGTGCAAGAAACAATCTAGTCGCCAAATCATTATTTGATGAAAAAATGACTCATTTTATTTTTATTGATGCGGATATTCAATGGAATCCGATTGATGTCATCAAACTATTGGTTGCAGATAAATGTATAATTGGTGGAGCATATCCTTTGAAAAGTTATAATTGGAGTAAAATCTTACCTGACCAAAATGGCAGTCCAGATCAAAACAAAATAAAAGCAATTCTTGACCGAAAAAACAATTCTGTTCTAAAAAATATAATGAATGATGAAAGTATGCTTCGAAGTAATCTTTTGGATTATAATATAAATTACACCGAAAAGGAAAACAATATTGTTCAAAATCTAATCAAGGTAAAACATTTAGCGACTGGTTTTCTTGTAATCAAACGCGAAGTATTTGAAAAAATGATCATTGCCTATCCTTCCACAAAATACCGGGATGACGTCAAATTTTTGACCGAAGAAGAAAACAAATATGCCTATGCATTTTTTGACTGCGGAGTAGAAGAGGGTCATTATTTTTCAGAAGATTGGATGTTTTGTAGTCGATGGACGAAAATGGGGGGAAGTATTTGGTTGGATGTTAGTGTAAATCTAACTCATATAGGAAACGAAAATTTTGTTGGTTCTTATATTTCGAGTATAATATAATTCTTTGTATAAAAAGTTATCTGATAAAATTATATACTTTATGACAGTAATCAACGGAATAGAAATTGATAATATTCATTATTGCAAAAATTCCATAAGAGATGCCATAGAAAATAATACTCCCATTGAAGATAAATTACACGTAATTGCGGTTATTTCAAATCCTTGTTTATATGCAAAACGATATATATTATTAAAAGAATTTGTAAAACGTATGGAAATGGACGAAAAAGATGTTATTGTATATGTTGTTGAAATGGTTTACGATGATCAAAAATTTATAGTCTCTGATAAAAATAATAAACGACACTTACAATTGAGAACCAAAATTCCCATATGGCATAAAGAAAATATGGTTAATTTGGGTGTCGCGCATTTACTTCCACCTGATTGGAAAGCATTTGCTTGGATTGATTCTGATTTGGAATTTGAATCCCATACTTGGGCGAAAGATACATTGAAAATTTTAAATGGTGCAAAAGATATTGTTCAAGTATTCAGTCATTGCATAGATATGGATCAAGAAGAAATGGCTATGAATATTTTCAGTAGCGCAGGGTATAATAACTGTAAAAATAAAACATATTGCGGAAATGGGAGTAATTATTGGCACCCCGGATTTGCCTGGGCTATTACTAGAACCGCTTATGATCGTATTGGTGGATTATATGAATTGGGTATTTTGGGTTCGGGTGATAATATTATGCTTTTTTGTTTGATTGGAAATGGAGTGAGATCCATTAATGAAAAATCAACTGAAGATTATAAAAACACGATTTTAGAATATCAAGAAAAAATGAAAAATCTTCGTTTTGGATACACTCCCGGTGTTATTAGACACCATTTTCACGGAAGTAAAAAAAACCGTAAATATTCAGAAAGATGGCAAATATTAATTGACCATAATTATTCACCTACATTGCATATTACACAAAACAAAAAAGGAATTCTTATCCCGACCAGAAAATTTCCTACACAACTGAAAATAGATATTATGGATTACTTTAGACAACGCAATGAAGATGAATTTTTGGTCTAGTTTTTTATAAAATATTTCATACTATTTATTGAGAATATGAAATATTTTTATTTTTTGGATTTTCTAGTTTTTTTATTTTTTCTTGATTTCTTTTGGTTTTTCTTAGATTTTTTGGATTTTTTAGATTTTCTGGATTTCTTTTGTGTTTTTCTTTTTCCTCCCTCAGTTCTTGATCTTTTTGCATCTGGTCCTTCTATTATAGGAACGAAGGTATGATAGTAATCACTTATTCTATCTTCTAATTGCGCATCACTATCACCATATTTTTCATATATTTCGTTGCATTTTGCACATTCATTTACATTTTTTTCATCATAATGATGCATTGATTCAAACACTTCTTCATCATCATCATCATCATCTGTTTCATATCCATAAATACGTTTTAATATTTTATCACCCGTTTTTCTATCAATAACAACTTTATATGTATCAGTATCCATTTGATTTGTTCCTTCAGTATAATTGATTTCATCACCTTCATTCAATGTTTCTTTGTTTTCATCAAAATATACTTGAGGTTTAGGTTGACCTATTAATCCAGAAAGACTAATGAATTTTTTTTCTTCTCTTTCTCTTTTACTCATTTTATATACTATTACTATATTTTCTTCTAAATATTCAAAAAGTATCTACTACAAAAATACAAACCCATCATTTCCTAAAATACTTCTTACTTTTCCTAGATTTTTCACCTTTTTTTGAAAATTCTGGTTTTCAAAAAAATGAATAAACGCGCCAGAGGTTCGATGAGTTTCAATGACAAACATTCTTCCAACAGAAATCAATAGCTCATAATTCGTAATATATTTGGTATTTTCCATCAACCATTGATAAAATGTCCTCTCTGTCGTTGTTTTTTTATATTTTGAATACCATTTGATTGTTTCAAACAAACTCGTTTTTTCATCGATATTGTAATCTGTCCCGGATAATACCATTATTTCACAAAACGTATTATAATCCATTTTCAAATCACGTAATATTGAATTCATATCATATAACAAAACACTATGATTTTGTAAACTTAATCCGCGTAAAACGTAATCACATCCATATAAAAACATATCCATATCATCGCTCATACAAGCATAAGCACGTTTTTCTTTGACAAACAATACACATAATTGATCTGCCTCTTCTGGAGCATCGTAATATTCCACGCCATAAGCATCCAATAATTCCTTTGTTGCCTGAATATCTTGATCCTTGATTCTCACAAATTTTCGTTTCAAATTTTCCA